TAAATTTAAAAATTCGGTTGTTAAAAAAGGCGATAAGGCTCGCATTCATTTTGGGGTTTCAGCGCAACAAGTTGCAGAAGTGTTTAAGACTGTTGGGTTAGACCCCGATAACTATGCTTTATTTTGCTATGACGAATGGGATGCAAATGAAGAACAAGGCATAGCCGCAGGCAATAGATACGGAATTCGATATGATGAATTGTTGGCGTTTGTAATTGCCGCACTTTAAATCCGTACCAGTTCGGGTAACTGGAAACCTTAATGCTTGGCCTGATGGTCAGGTTGGAAACAAGGAAAAATTATGGCTCTCGAAAAAATTGTATCTGTCGATTTAATTGAAGTTGTCGAAAACGGTTGCATTCAAGTTCGCACCAAAACTGTCATCATGGAAGATGGCAAGCAGATCAGTGGCACGTTCCACCGCCATGTGATTGTGCCTGGCGCTGACTACAGCGGCGAGGACGCTCGCGTGAAGGCTATCTGCTCGGCAACGCACACTGCTAGCGTGATTGCTGCGTATGCGGCTTCACAAACCCAAGAATCTGCCGCATAATAGCGGCACAACCGTATCGGCCAGGTTGACCGAGGAATCCAAGGATTCATAAATGTTAGAAGAAGTACCAGCGGAGTCACTACCCGTGCCAGAACAGGAAGCAACGGCTGCACCTGCGACTGATGTTCAAACGCCGGAAACGCCAGAAGCAGTAAGCAAGACATTCTCGCAAGAGGAACTTGACGCAGCTATTGGCAAACGCCTCGCAAGAGAGCAACGTAAGTGGGAACGAGATCAAGCACAGCGCCAGTCTGAACAACAGACGCTGAGAGCCGCCCCCGCAGCATCCGCTGATCAGTTTGAGTCTACCGAAGCGTACACGGAAGCGTTGACGCTACAAAAGGCTGAAGAACTGATTGCAAAGCGTGAAGCCGCCAAGCAGCACTCTGCTATTCTTGAAAGCTATCAGGAACTTGAGGAAGCAGCACGGGACAAGTACGATGACTTTGAACAAGTCGCCTACAACCCAAAACTGCCGATCACGAACGTGATGGCTGAAACGATCCAGTCTTCGGACATTGGGCCTGAGTTAGCTTACTATCTCGGCTCTAACCCCAAAGACGCGGAACGCATCGCACGTATGACGCCACTCGGTCAGGCGAAAGAGATTGGGAAGATTGAGGCCAAATTGGCCGCAGAACCCCCGGTCAAACGAACAACGTCAGCGCCAACGCCGATTTCACCTGTTACCGCCCGAGCCACTGGTTCGCCAGCACTTGACACTACAGACCCGCGCTCTATCAAGAGCATGACGGCCTCGCAGTGGATTGAAGCTGAACGCGTAAGGCAGATGAAGAAGTGGGAAGCACAACGTATCCGCTAACTTTTTTTAGGAAATTTACAAATGTCTAATTCGATTCTTACCATCGACATGATCACCCGCAAGGCTCTGGAAATTCTCGAGAACAACCTTGTTCTTACCCGTAACGTCAATCGCCAGTACGACGACAGCTTTGCTGTTGAAGGCGCTAAGATTGGCTCCACACTGCGTATCCGTCTGCCTGACCGCGCTCTGGTTACTGACGGTGCCGCCCTGCAAGTTCAGGACGACAACGAGCAGTTCACCACTCTGGCTGTTTCTACCCAAAAGCACATCGGCGTCAACTTCACATCTGCTGAATTGACCATGCAATTGGACGACTTCGCAGAGCGTGTTCTCAAGCCGCGTATTAGCCAGTTGGCCTCCAGCATTGATGCTGACGTTGCCAATGCGTACAAAACCATCGGTAACACCGTTGGCACGCCGGGCACGACTCCTTCGACTTCGCTGGTGCTGCTCCAAGCCCAACAGAAGCTGAACGAAAACGCTGCTGTGATGTCGCCACGTTACGCTACTGTTAACCCAGCAGCCAACGCTGGTCTGGTTGAAGGTATGAAAGGTCTGTTCAATCCGACCGACACTATCTCCAAGCAGTTTCGCAACGGCATGATGGGCACTGGCGTGTTGGGCTTTGATGAAGTCAACATGTCTCAGTCGATCAAGCAGCACACCACTGGCTCACGTAGCGCCACCGCGTCCACACTGGTTAAGACCCCAGGCGTTACTGCCGAAGGCGCTTCTACCATTCTGTTGGAACAAGGCTCTGTGTCTACCACCATCAAAGCTGGTGATGTGTTCACAGTCAGTGCTTGCAACGCTGTCAACCCACAGACCCGTGAGTCCACTGGTTCGCTGTTCCAGTTCGTTGCTCTGGCTGATGCCACCGCTTCGTCTGGTACTTGGACTGTGACTGTTGCCCCGATGTATTCGGCCAACCACGCTCTGGCTACTGTGGATGTGCTGCCTGCAACTGGTGGAACTGTGACCTTCGTGGGCACTGCTTCTACTCAGTACGCTCAGAACTTGGTCTACCACAAGGATGCCATCACGTTCGCCACTGCTGACCTGTTGCTGCCACAAGGCGTTGACATGGCTGCTCGTGCCGTTCACAACGGTATCAGCTTGCGCGTTGTTCGTCAGTACGACATCAACAACGACCGTATGCCTTGCCGTATTGACGTTCTGTATGGTTTCAGTACCATCCGTCCACAAATGGCTTGCCGCATCTGGGGCTAAACCTAATGCCCCTTCGGGGGCGTTTTTTAAATCTTTTTGAAGGAAATTATCATGGCTCTTCCTAATGGCGCAAGCGGTTACCAAGTTGGTGACGGCAATCTTGGCGAAATCAGCTTTTCTAACACTAGCGCACCCGTTGCATTGGCTGGCGCGTCTGTCACTATCACCGCAGACAACTTGGCTGCTGGTGTGTGTACTATGGACTCGGGCGGCACAGATGCTGGCGCTTATGTGTTTCCAACAGGCGCATTGCTTGATGCTGCGTTCTCTAGCCTTAAAGTTGGCTCGACATTTGACTGCTCGTTCATCAACATTGGTGACAATGCAGCAAATGACGTAGTTTTCACCGCTGGCACGGGCAACACCCTTGTTGGTAACGACACGATCCAAGATTCGCTGACTAAAACCAGCAACACATCTGGCACGTTCCGTTTCCGCAAAACAGGTGACGCAGCGTACTCAATCTATCGCGTTGCCTAAATCTGATGGGGCTTCGGCCCCATCTTCTCAAAGGAAAAAATTATGCCTAATACCATAGCTGTTGGCGTCGCGTTTGAAGACGCACAACTAGACGGCGCAATCATGGGCAAAGCTGGCGGCACCGCTGGTTTTTACGGTACAACCCCTGTGGTTCAAGGCGCTGCCTTGACTACTCAGTTGACCTCAATTACCAGCACTGCACCAAGCACTGCTGATTACGCAATTCAAGACCTAACTCAGAGCACCCCTTTTGGCTTTGTGACCAAAGACGAAGGTAACTCTGTTTTGGCCGTGATCGCCAACTTGCAAGCCCGTCTTGCTCAAGTTGAATCACGTCTTGAAACTGTCGGTCTGATTGCATCTAACTAAAAAGCGGGGGCTTTGGCCCCCGTTTTCTTATGAACATTTATCTTCAGCACCCCGTCCACGGGGCCAAAGTTGCCACGATGGAACTTGAGGCCGTATTTGATGAAACAAACGGCTGGACACGCTACAATCCTGACACACCCGCACCGGCAATTGAGGCTGAAGTAGCGGTCAATGCGCTAGAAGTTAAGCGCAAATACACACGTAAGGCTGTAGCCGAAGGAGTCTGATCATGGCGATTTACACGGCGGGCGATCAGATAACCAGAGCGCTTCGGCTGCTTGGTGTGCTAGCCGAAGGCGAAACGTCATCGGCATCTGTCATGCAAGACAGTCTGATGGCGATGAATCAGATGATCGACTCATGGAACACTGAGCGCCTATCTGTCTTTTGCACACAAGATCAAATCTTTACATGGCCCGCCGGTGAAATTACTCGCACGCTTGGCCCTACGGGTAACTTTATAGGGCTGCGCCCTGTGCTGCTGGACGAGGCCACTTACTTCCGTGACCCTGGCACGAACGTGTCGTTTGGCATCAAGTTCATTAACCAGCAGCAGTACAACGGCATTGCGGTAAAGACCGTAACATCAACGTATCCACAAGTCATTTTTGTAAACATGACTTACCCAGACGTTACGATGTCCATTTACCCGCGCCCTACACGCGATCTGGAATGGCATTTTGTGTCGGTGCAAGAACTGAGCAACCCAGCCACGCTGGTGACTAACTTGCTATTCCCGCCAGGCTACTTGCGTGCGTTCACTTACAACTTGGCGATGGAGATTGCGCCTGAGTTTGGCGTTGAGCCAAGCCCCCAAGTGCAGCGCATTGCCATGACCAGCAAGCGCAATCTGAAACGCATCAACAACCCTGACGATGTGATGTCGATGCCTTACGCCATTGTGGCGACTCGGCAGCGCTTTAACATCTATGCTGGCAACTACTGATGAAGACGCCGATCCTTGGCTCAAGCTATGTTGCCCGCAGCATCAACGCTGCGGACAACCGCATGGTCAACCTGTTTCCCGAAGTTATTCCAGAGGGCGGCAAAGAACCGGCGTTTCTTAACCGCGCCCCTGGCCTTCAATTCCAGCAAACCATAGGCACTGGCCCGATTCGGGCGCTGTGGGCGCACCAGACCAACGGCAGCGACTTCTATGTTGTGTCCGGCACTGAGTTCTACAAAGTCACCGGATTGACTGCCACGCCCACTAAGTTGGGCGATGTGACAGGCACCGGCCCCGTGTCGATTGCTGACAATGGCACACAAATCTTTTTGGCTTGCAATCCTGACGGGTTCATCTATAACGAAGTCACCAACGTATTTGCCCAGATCACCGACCCTGACTTTACGGGCGCTGTGACTGTGGGTTACTTGGATGGGTACTTTGTCTACAACGAGCCAAACTCCCAAAAAGTGTGGGTGACTCAATTGCTTGACGGCACTTCAGTTGACCCCCTTGATTTTGCGTCTGCTGAAGGCTCGCCCGATGGATTGGTCGGGCTTATTGTGGATCACCGCGAAGCATGGTTGTTTGGCACTGATTCGGTGGAAGTCTGGTACGACTCCGGCGCTGCTGACTTCCCATTGCAACGCATCCAAGGCGCTTTTAACGAGATCGGTTGCGTGTCGGCATATACCATCGCCAAGATGGACAACGGCCTGTTCTGGCTGGGCACAGACGCCCGTGGACAGGGCATCGTCTACCGCGCCAACGGCTACACTGGCGTTCGTATTTCGACCCACGCCATTGAGTACGCAATCGCTCAATACGGCAACATTTCGGACGCCATTGCCTACACCTACCAGCAAGAAGGCCATGCCTTCTATGTGCTGACCTTTCCAAGCGGCAACGCCACTTGGGTGTATGACGTAGCCACCCAAGCGTGGCACGAACGCGCTGGCTGGGATACTTCATTAGGTCAATTTACCCGCCACCGCAGCAACTGCCAGTGTAATTTTGGCGGAAACATAATAGTGGGCGATTACGAAAACGGCAACATCTACACACTCAACCTCAATGTGTACGCTGACAATGGCGGCATCCAGAAGTGGCTGCGGTCATGGAGAGCATTGCCGACAGGCCAGAACACTCTCAAGCGCACGGCGCAGCACAGCCTACAGCTTGACTGTGAGTCGGGCACGGGGCTGATCACCGGCCAAGGCAGCGACCCTGAACTTATGCTGCGCTGGTCTGATGACGGCGGTCATACCTGGTCAAACGAGCATTTAAGCAAAATGGGCAAGATCGGCGAGTATTACCGCCGCGTCTTTTGGCGCAGGCTTGGCATGACCCTGAAGCTGCGTGACCGTGTTTACGAGGTGTCAATGACTGACCCCGTAAAGGTTGCAATCATGGGCGCAGAGTTATTGATTAGCCCGACCAACGCATAATGGCTACAACGTCCAATATCACTCAAATCACGGCGCCCCGTGTTGAGCTTATTGATCCACGATCAGGGTTGATGTCGCGGGAGTGGTATCGGTTTTTTTACAATCTGTACACGATTACTGGCGAGGGTACTGGCGTAACCCTTGCAATCAATGGCGGCACGGGTATTTCGTCTTATCTGGTAGGCGACATCCTGTACGCAAATACCACAACCACTTTGGCAAAACTCCATCCTGGGGTTGCTGGTCAGGTGCTTCTTACCAACGGCCCTAGCGCTGCTCCATCGTGGGGCTTTGCAACCACTTCAGCCCCAGCTACAAAGACTGCGGACTTTACCCTAGCAGACACTGAATCTTGGATCATCAACAACAAGTCAAGTTCAACTTGCGTTGTTACCCTGCCAACGCCATCGGTTTACACTGGGCGTCAGGTTACCTTCAAAAATATGCAAGCACAGCTTTTGGTGTCCGCGTCAAGTAATGTTGTGCCGCTTGACAGCACTTCGGCTGGAACAGCAATTCTCTTGGATGTTGTGGGAAATTGGGCGACAATAGTGTCAGACGGCACAAACTGGGTCATCATGCAAGCTGCGTCCAACAACAACCTGCTTTTGGAATAATTTGATGCAAGTCACATACGGCAAAGGTTTTGCAGTTGCTAAAAATTCACCAACAAAAGTGCAGTTTCGTCAGACTGTGTTGGCTGCTCAATCTGAAATGCAAAACATGATTGATAGCGGCGCTGTTGAGTCTGCGTTAAAAGACTGCACGCTTAAACATTACTTTGCGCCAAAAGATGAAAAATATGGGTGCAGCACATACGCTAGAGAAATTTTTCTGCCAAAGGGTTC